TACATTGATTTCTTCAATTGGAGTTGCTGTCAGAGATGCAAATACTTTCTGACCCATCATACGAATAGCATCGTCCATGTAGCCAGGTAAGTTTTCTACTGAATGAAATCTTGCAGTAACATCACCATGAGTTCTTAAATCTTTTCTAATTTCTTGTGGTAGAGTGTTTGGTTCATCAAAGCCTTCTTCTGGCATTCCTGGTTCATCTTCTTCATCATCAACAGGAATAAGGTCTGTCATTTCATCATCAGTGTATTGATAGATTAAGTCTTTGTTTTGAGCAAGTTGAGCCATACGATCATCCATGCCCTGTATCTCACTTGTATCTACATTAGATAAAGCATCTGATGTATCATCTGAGGATTGAACGTCTCTGGAGGGTATCTCCATTGGGGAAATTTTAGGCTTTTTGACTAGGTCATCTGCTTCAAAAAATTCTTTAAATCTCATTGTATAAACCTTACTTAGTATGAGGGGGTAGTTTTGCTTCTACAAACCACTCATGTATTCTTTTAACTGGATTATATTTCTTAAATCTTAATTTAGTATTACTAACAGTCAAGTTTTTTGTTTTGATAGCAGTGTAATGATAAGTGTGAGAGTTTCTAGTCTCACACTCTGGTATCATATAAACTTTCGATTGTTTCTTTTTCTTGTCTGCCATTTATCTCTTAGCAACAAGTGCAGTTACAACATTCACAACATGTACATTTACTCATGTTTGTCTCCTTAAACTGAGTACTTAGTGCCAGCACCTTTACCAGTGCTTTTCCCTTCGTACTTTTCGTAACCACTTAGACGTAAGATGTCTTCTAACATATTGTCAGGTGCATGATCTTGTGATTTGTCATTTGCAACTTCTTCACATTCTTCTCTATTTGCTTTAGCATATTTTGTACTGCAACCAACGTATTCTGCTAATTCTTCGTCTGACAACATTGATATCGCCATTTCATCGTCTGCATGTTTACTTTCTGCTCCAACTAAATCACCTACTTTTGCAGGTCTTCCTTTAGTTGGCCCTGTGTTTCTCCATTGACCTGCTTTGCCTGTTTTATAGTTTCCAGCAAAATCAAATCCGCCTGCTTTAGTTTCACTAAATAAATCTCTATCATCACGTTGATATCGATCCATTGATGCTAATGATTCTCCTAATTGATCTAAGTACACTTCATACTTGAGTGATAGTTCATTTGAAGTAACATCACGTGCTTCTGGATCATCTTTGAATTCGTCAAACCATGTACTTTGAAATTGCGAGAATGATAAAGGAGTTTCTTTACCTGTCATTTTATCTTTGTTTATATAAAACCCTCGTTTTCCTACAATAATTGATTCTTCTAAATTGTCTGGCTCGTTTTGAGTCATGTAGATTGCTTTCTTAACTCCTGGATGCTCAGATAGTCCTGGCATAATGCCTTCAATCGCCTTAATTGCACCTGCCATGTTTCCACCTTTGAATCTAGGATCGTTTAAGATGCCATATGCCATTTTGATTTCTTTATCTATGCTTTTTGCTGAGAAATCTTCATCGTCTATTAATTCTTCTTGTAAATGATCATCTTCAGGATCAAACGGATGAGGTTTAGTTCTTTTGCCTGTTTTTGGATCGTGGTTCTTACCTGATTCTTCATCTGCTAAGTCATCATCTTCAGATCCTATATCAGCAAGTTTTTTAATTTCGTTTAATTCTTCATCTAAATCTTTGCCAAAATCATCAATCTTATCTTGTATTTTGTCGCCGGCAATTCCACCAATAATACCACCTGCTAATGATCCGGGTATGCCACCGGCTGCTCCTAGTTTAGCGCCAGCAATTGATCCTGCTAGATTACCTGTAAGTGCTTCATCTATGTCATCACTAAAGTCGTGGTCTATAATTTTTAAATCTGCTACACCTGGGAAGTAACTCATGCCGTCGTCAGTATAGATTCTTCCTGTTGAACCGTACTTATGAGGTGCTTTGTATCCAGTGACAATCATTTCATCACCTCTAAAGTCTTCTGTTCTTAAAGGTAGAACAACTTCTTGTCCGTCTTTAGTTACAAGTTTACCTTTCTTAGGTCTGTTTGGTTTATCATCATCAAAATCTTTACTCATAAATTCATCTGTTCTGTCTTCACTAAACAATGCAGGTATAATTCCTGATAATGCTCTACCAATAGTAACTTTATCTTTCGTGTTTGGAGATAATCGATTTTGGTTTGCTGGATTTGTTTTATCTCTTGCTTCTTTGTCTGCGGCATCTAATGCTGAATTTGCCGGGGACATATCTATACGTAAATATTTTTGCAAAATTCTCTTTTTAAGATCCAATTCTGCACTTTCATCACCATAAGGTGATTTTTGTCGTTCATTTTGCAAGTCTAACATTTTAGCCTTGATTGCTCTTATTAATTGTTTTGAATCTCCACCAACTTCTGTTCTTTTTTTACCAACCCACTGCTCCATTTCTCTTTCTAATGCACGTGTGTCTACTGCTTCTCGTATTATACTTCTCATATAAGATTCATTTAAATCAAGTTCACCTTGCATAGTTAAATCTAATTCACCTTGTTCAGGTTTGTTTAATCTGTCTTTTAAATCGTCATCACTAAACGCGGCAAGAATGTCATCATATCTATGTGCCATTTCAGGATGTTCTTTCTTAAAATCTTCTTCACTCATTTCCATAGCATCAACAACTAACTTATTGAATGCACCTTCATTAGTCATTTCTTTTTCAGCATCTTGTTTATTTGCTATTTTAGTTCCACCGTATGCGGCTAAACCCGTTGCTCCTGCAACAGCGGCTCCTGCTTTCACTGCTGGGCCTTTAAGATTATCAATTGCTAGATCGGTTGCTGTATTAACAGCACCTGGGATTGCTTTATTAACTTGACTAACTGCGGCATCACCTGCAGATTTACCTGCACTACTTGCCATGCCACTGATTTGTTTTTGTACTGCTGGATTAGACGCAATCTTTTCTGCGGCTTTACCTACAACAGTGTCTACTACGCCTTCATCTAATTTTGCATTACAGTTACAATGCGGACAGTCTGGTGAGCATCCACAGTCTTCTGCTTTTACATCTGCTCCACAACATTTGGCTGAGCAATGTGTATCTCTTTTTTCTTCTTCTATCACTTCTTCTGTGATTTCTGTAATGCCTTTAGCCCATTGATCTAACTCATTGACTTCATCAATTTCATTGATGATGCCGCTGTTTAATCTATTTAAAATAGGTAAAACACTTTCGATTCTTGGATCGATTGTTTCTTGTGCGAACATTTCTGCAATGCTTGATGAATCTGTGTCATCTTCCATTAGAGGAGGTGTCCATGATTCAAAGTAATGATTGTATCCTCTATGACTTTGCATCTTTTGTAATGATTCTTTTAATGATTTATGATGACTAACACCTTCTGCAATAAGTTTTGCAACTGATTCATTAAACTCACCTCTGCGAGTAGCACGAACAAAGCCGGCCATCTTAGTATATTCTTCTACTAATGTAGTAATGTGCTTGCCTCTTTCATCATAAGGAGTTCCACCTTCTGCTACATGTCTACCATATACACGTGCAATGCCAGGCATTCTAGTTGGAACTGCAAATCTTTCACCTTCTGTATTTTCTACAAAGATTTTATGAACGTTTCTCCAACGTTGCTCTCCTTCTCGGACTGCTCTATCGTGTTGTATAACAACTTTGACGTTAGGTATGTTATCATTGTATGATGTCTTTTGATTGACAGCATGATAACCTTCATTCATTTTCTCTTTCATTTTGTAATAATCCCTTTGACGCATATCGTCTCCTAAACGATCACTGTCATGTAATCCAAAGTTTAGTTGTTTTGATAATGCCCATTGCTTTAAATGTTTTAACAATCCAGACCATGAATCATCGTAGTCAACACCTTTAGTTTGTCCTGGAGGACTGCCTGCTTGTTTGTCATCATAATAGATATTTAATGATGATGTTTTGTCGATAGTAGCCCAGGCTTTTCCATAATCTTCTCCGTCTTTAGAAAACTGAAACTCAAAGACATCTGCTGTCTCTGGATTTGTTCTTTCGTTTTTAGAGTCTTTAGGTGCTGGTTTGTATCCGCGAGTCTTAAAGATATCGTAGAGTCGTTTATTGAATGATTCCTGATCGATTGCCATACTATTATTTATCTCTTTTAACTAATCACAGCAAAGAAGGGCAAGGGTGCAACCATTTCATCATGGTCACGCATATGCTCTGTCAAATCACTATGGAAGTCTGTAATGTCTTGTAATATACGTACTACAAGTAATGTAGCCATAACTAAGTCATCGTTATCTCCGATCTTAGCGGCATAACTACCACCAGATGCTACAAATGTTTTTAATTCACTGATTAATGCTTTACTTTTTATTGACATTTTCTTGCTTTCCATCAATGTTTTCATCTTAGCACATGCCGCAAGTTTTACTTTTTGTGTTGTGTTATATCCTCTACGTTTTTTACCCTTTTCACTTAAGAAGATACCTTGAATGTTTGCTTCTCCATACTCTGATAGTGATATAAGTGCGGCTTCTCCAATTGAATTGTTTTCTAGTGAGTAATATATACTGTTTGGCTCGCCTGTTTGTTCTGCTATATGTTGTGTAATCTGTCCTAGTAACTTAATCTGTTGAGGAATGTCAGTTTTATTATCTTTCCATTCTCCTATTTGAGTAGTAGTGTTTGCTTCAAAGATTTGTATAGCGGCTGGATCTCCTCCAGTACCTAGTGACGGATCTAGTCCCAAGACATAGACCATACCTTTCTTAGGAGTTTGAAACCATCGTACTTGACCCATTCTATTGACAGGTTCAACTGATTCTAACAAGATAAGAGTATTAGGATTGATTAATGTTTCATCAGCAATTAAGAATTCACAACCAATCTCACGTGCAAATCTGTCATCACCTAATTGTGCTTTAATTTCTTCTGCCCATGCTTCATCACGTCCAGGCTGTTCGTTCCAATATGATCTAAAGGGCTTGAATCCATTTACACCTAGTTCTTGTTCTTCTCCTTGTGCATTGAGATTCTTATTTGCGCCTTTCCAAATTAATGCAAACTGATCTTCATCAGAATTGGGAGTAGATGTGATAATTGCTTTACCACCTGTTGCTAGTGTTGGTGTAATAGAAGTCCAAAACTGCTCTGCAATCGTAGGTCTTACGAATGCAAACTCATCTAAGTATAGAAGTGTAATAGACATACCACGACCTGTGTTCTCTGTAGTCGTTGCTGAGACAATACGAGAGCCGTTCTCAAAGTCTAGTGAGCCTTTGTTGTATGTAGTCACACCTGCTTTAATATGTGTAGGACATGCTTCATATGCATATCTAATACGTTGCATAATTTCTTGTGAACCTGTATACTTATGTGCGGCAATTAGAATAGTAGCATCAGGTACAAACATAGCATACCATAACAAATAACCTGCGGCTGATGTAGACTTACCTGACTGTCTAGGCATCAATGCGATAGAGTATCTATAATTATGATACGTGTTGATTAAACGTTCTTGGTATTCATAAGGATGATATTGAATTGACCCTTGTGTTGGATGTTGTATATAAAAGAAGTTATCCATGAAATACATAAATCCAGTATCAGGATCACAACACTTAACAAAATCATCAAGTTCTTTTTGATTTTTGTAATGTGTTTTCTTATATGCTGGTTTGACTAATTCGCCAGTACCACTAGTATTGAAATTGCTCATACTAGTATTTAGCAGAGTTTAGTGTGCTTTTTTATAATCTTGGTAGTCTAAGAAGAATCCTATAGCAACTAACACATTCATTCCAAGTGATGCTATGATCATATGTATGTCTTGGTAGATATCCATTTTAAGACTTAAGTGTAGATGCCCTACTGCCCAAAATGGAATGGCCAATTGCTGACTAATCCATGATAGAGTATATCTTACAAAGATAAAGTTATTTAATATCAAGTCCTTGTGCCTTCTTTGCTACAATACAATAGTAATGTTCTCGCATTGCAATTGGATCTCCTTCTGGATCTTCAGGATTCTGTTGCTGTAGGTCGAACTCTAAATTATTAAATTGTTCGATTTGAAACCCTGTACGTTGCAACAATGCAACTAGTTGAGTTGAACCAAATATACTGTAGTGATTTAAATTAAATTCATGTTTACGATCATTGTCTGGAGCAGGTACTTCGATATAAATCCTTGAGCCTTGCTTAAGAATACGATTGTATTCCATTAAACTAAAGATAGGATAAGGTGAATGTTCTAATGCATGACGTAAGAAAATAAAGTCTATACTTTCATCATGGTATCCATCTTTCTGTGGTAAGAATGACAAATCATATCCTGCAGTTTTATGTCCTTTGTCTTTACAAATCTGTATATCACCAGGAGATAATGTAATGCCTAAAACATCGGAGTATTCTCTCTCTTTCATTTCATCCATGAAGTAACCCGGACCACAGCCTAAGTCTAAAATTTTAGAATCTTTGGGTAACTCTAATGGATCAATATATGTTTCAACTACTTGCTTAGTCAGGTCTTTGTGAAAAGGACTATCACCTTCATCATATATGTGTGCAGTGTATAACCACTCGTTGTAAAATTTTAACTTAATTAAGTCAAGTGTGTTGTTAATATCATATGGTATATCCATTCATTGCTCCTGTGCGTGTATATGAAATGTATGATATTATTTAGTGAGATTTATGCTGGTAGAATTTTTTATTATGTCCAAGGACGACTAGTTGCTAGTGGTACTGTACCAGTTGGAGTTGCTGTGTTGCCAATATACTTAGCGGGAAGTAAGTCAAGGTTAGCAGTGTTTAATGCATTGTATGCAGGTAGACTGACGTTGCCGCCGGCTCCACCTTTTCTATTAAGTTCTGCTACTTCTGATACTCTTAACTCTTGTCTAAACTGTAACGTACTAGCAGGAGCATTCGTAGTAGATGCTGGTGTAGTAAGAAAGATATCTGTTGCTGGAATAGTTGTTTGTGTTCCGTTATCAAATGTTTCACTAACGATAGCGCCTGCGGCAAAAGGATCTGTGCCAGTTGCGCCTACAAAGTTTAATGATGTAAGTGTTGCTGTGGGTGCTGTCAAATTATCTTTGCTAGTATCTCTTACTAATGCTAGATTGTAGTAATACCCTGCAGTTATACCATCTGCGGCAACGATTGAAGCAAGTACGTCTTCTATTGTAGTTACTGCATCATCGACATATGCAAAGATTGTAATTAATCCTGTTAAGCCTTTGACTGGTACATTAATGGCTGCCATTATCTTGGATATCCTTTAAAGCCTTCGATAGGACTTTCTGTATTAACTGAAGGTAACTCAATTGATCTATTGTCACCGTCATTTAAATCTTCCCATTCAGAGCCTACTGCTTTGTATGCAGATTTTAACATATTAGATTCTAGTTCAGTGAATGGTACAGCCATGTTACTTGTGCCGATCCAACTCTCTGAATCTAAGTCGATTGCTTCATGGTCTGACTCACCGTTTGCTTGTGCTAATGCCATCATTACACGATTCAATTCATAGACTCTATCTCTACCGTCTACATCTTGGAACTTATGCATTCCTCTTGAACCGTAACGTTGTCTTTTGGTTAATTTACCTGGTGCGTTGTCTTCAGTTATAAATTCTCTTGCTCTCATTATGGAGTTTCTTCAGTTGTAAGTGTATCGTCTACTTCAGTTGCTAGTTCAGAGTCTACATATCCATCTAGTGCTAGTGGTAAGCCTGCTGGTGATGATCCTTGGAACATAACTGAAGAATTAATAAAATGAAATAATGTTTGTGCACCTGTCACATTTGCAACATCAGGATCAACAGTAATTCTTACATTACCAGAAGTGACATCCATGTCGTAACCGCTTCCTGGAATTAATACATTTCCCCATAGTGTAGATGAGTATGCTGAGAATTTAATATTGGCTGAGTTAGCACTTAGTTGTGCATCTAGTCTAACATCTTGTTGATCTATAGTGCCAGGATCATTAGATTTAATAAAGAATGAACCTAATGTAAATGCGTTTGCTGGGTATTCCCAAATAACTTGTCCTGCAGTATTACCTGTTGTATATGTATTAGATGATATAACAGCGGTCGATGATAAATTAGCAAAGTTATTGTTTATCTTATCAAAGGCAACTCTTAACGGATCACCTGAACCATCGTTCGGTAATGCACCGATATTAATAATTTCGTAATTTACAGCCATATGTTTATCCCAGTCTTATATTGTATTTATGCGATTGGGCAAGTAACTAATGTTATTCTTTTGGAGGAGTAGCCTTCATATTCTCTCTGGCTAGTCC